GACCGTTGCAGCTACCCCAGCTGCAATGTTTCGTTATGCAACCAATGTCTTCGCGACGGCAGATCGTCCGCTGGAGGAGGCAATCCAGGAAATCTTTTCTGCATTGCCCACAGCTGAAGCTACTGCTCTCGTCGAAAATGTTTTTCGCACTGACACCAGACTCACTGCGTCGCAATACGATTTAGTCAATACGGCCTTGCACCCCGCCCTAGTCACATCGACTCAACGCAGTGCATCGGCCCATCCCGTCCAAAAAGTCCTTCGTGAGTTCTTTACAGCTTACGTTTTCGGTCTGCATCAGCGATGTGATACCCCCATCATTGACATTGGTGGCGCTGTTCACGTCGCATTTCGACGCATGACAGAGACAAGGAGGTTGGTCCATACGTGCACCTTTCCTCGAGATTCACGAGACGAAAGCAGATTCCAAATCAATCTTCGACGTGTTGCTGATGCACACGTCCCACAGAACCAGCCGCACACAGCCATGTTGACAGGTATCAAACGCAGATGCACTGACCTTTCAACAGGTCCATTTAGGCAGCATGATCACATAATCACAGAAGATTTTCTCTGTAATGTGGGAGTGCATAATTGTCGTTTCCGCACAACGAGAGCAGTCTCAATTGACTCACTCTACGACATAACGCCTGAGCAGATTGCGCAAGCATTCCAAATGCATGGTTTGAATTGCCTCGATGCTGTGTTGCTTTTGCCGATCCAGTTGTTGAAGAAATATCGGAACATTCCAAGTCAATTTCTCGAGATGCAGTTCTTTGAACTGAAAGGGGAGGAGAGGGTCTTGTGCTATTTTGCAGGGGACTCTTCTAATGCCTATGATCACAAAGTGTCCAATTGGGCTTTTTACCTCGAGAATACACTCATCAAAACACCGAAGTTTAGCATCACCATGGAGATTGTTAATAGATGGGGAGATTACGCTCACATTCATTTTGAGCGTGTTTTATATGCACATCCTATCACTAGAGTGATATCCATGGCTAATGTGAATCAAAGTTGGGTGCTTGTGCCTGATTTTGAGAGAGCTTCTGAATTGAATTTCCACATTGAGACGAATGATATTCCACGCATGGTTGCACCACGTGAGTTTGCTCACATGTTGTACACGTACGCTGTTCAGAGGGATGATGCTCGTTTTTCGTTTAGTGCTCTGTATTGTTACGCTAGGTCAATTTCAAACAAAATCACGATCGCGAAAAAGGTCGTACGGCTTGGTGTGACGTTGGAAGCTAAGGAATTCGATACCATAACGATGAATGTTATCATTTGTGCTGCGATCGCAAGAGGAAAAAGGATGAATATTATTGGAAAAACTTTTAAAAGGATGGGGGATGAGTTCAAAGATCCTGAATTGGGATCACTGCAAGGACCTTGGAACAAGTTTGTTCATTGGTTTACCCACATTTTGGAGGGGGTGAACGCAAAGAAATGTCATCCAAGACCTGAAGGGATTGATGAACGCATAACGCATGCTCGTATTGAATCATTCCCTGAGTACATAACGAGCGATATTTATGCCACGGACCTTGACGACTTGCCACAGCATATTGGAGATTTGGATGCTTTACCACCAAAGAAATACTTCATGTACAGAGGTCAACCGATACCTCTAGCAACGACACGCCACCGAATTCGAGGCGGTGTTGGTGACGTATTTTGTATCCAATGCCGTTGGATGGTCAAATACAAGGATGCTTAGATCGCTTTGCTGTCTTGAGAGGAACCGCTCTGGGAGATTTGTTGTTCAATGTAAACAGGATGAGTGCTCACATTATCATGCCAGATAAACAGTCTTTAGGTATGCAGTGTGATTTCAAGTTGCAACTCAAAAATAGCGATGAAAAATATCTCAATGGGCGCGATGAACAAGAGGTGATCGTTGATTGGTCATATCCTTTGACATTGACCGATATTGACGCACACATTGATCCAGCTGACATGCCTGAACCATCCGAAGTATCATGGAGACATTATGATGGTACGTCTCCAACACCATCCGAGAGAATGCGGGCGAGATTCATCGCTCATAGCCCAACCCCCGATAATCATGATCCGCAGCCAGAATCCTCTGTTGTTAGCGAAGGTCATGACGAAGGGGGGAGTGCATTGAGTGAGCAGCATGTGAATTGTGAGAATGATGAAGATGGAGATGAAGATTTTGAGGAAGAGGAGGAGTGTGCTGTTGAAGCTGAGTATGAATATATCCAGCCCATACGAGCATACCGAGCTGAGCTCGAAAAGAACGGGTCTATGTTGGAATCTGATATGGCTCAAAATGGCACCGTGCATGTAAATCCTGTTTATAGCACAAGCTTCAGACCTATTCAGTTCGTCAAAGCCACCGAGGAAGTGAGAGATGTGCAACCACAGATCACCATATTGAAACGAGGTGATCCATTACCTGGAGAGAAAATCCAGATGAAAGAGTTCGTTCCTGTGACGATAAATCATCCTGATGCACAGGGATCTAGTGCTTACAATAATATTGACTTCGATGTACCCGTGCGCGGACTTGCCTTTAGTCCCGCTGAACCGACGGTTGGTCAAATCGATCATGGTGTTGATTTGACAAAGGAACCCTCGAGGGCGGAACAAGAGAAAATTCTTGACATGCGTATGAGAGAAGTCGAGTGGATTATTAAAGCTGATGATTACCTGACTAATCGGAAGATAACTGCCACGGACGCACAAATTAAACAGGTCGCCATTAAAGCGATGAAACTCAGTTCCATGTCAATAAATGCTGGTTTTGAGAGCACTGAAGATGTAATCTTGAAGAGAGCCGTGAAAGACTGCGGCCTGGATAGAGATCCGCTTTCTTTTGAACAAGTTTTGGAGGAATTCGATGTAGATTTCTCTGAGGAGAATATAAATGAATTCAGATTGTTCTGGACCGCAGCATCGGGATCCACGTTCAAATCGAGAGAGGAAGGTCTGCGCATGCGTATCACTTCTGCATTGGCAGACATTATGAAGATGCAGCTAGAACCTATCAGAATAGATGATGTTGCACCTAACACATTTGGGAGAGCGATGGAACTTGACTTGTCATGCCTGCCTCTCAAAGATCTCGACATCACTGTGAGTGCTGATGAGGTCAAAATGTTTAGATCCGAGGTGGACAAGAGTTTGCGTGCTGGTGGATGTAAATCCATACCACACGGTGGAGAGAAATCTTTTGCACAGGACACAAAAGGTATCATGGGTGCGCCAGGATATTTTTATCCAAAGTTTTTGCTTGATGCGCATCTTAACATGCGGAGTAGAATAATTCGGGAAGGTACATATAAGTTCAAAACATTGCTTGGTGTACCATCAGCCGGTAAAACTACTCTCATAAAGGAGTTCATTTCTAAAGTTCAGAGTGAAACAGACAAACAACACAAGATATTGGTTGTTTGCCCCACAAGGAAGTTGTGTGATTCATATAAAGAGGTCCCTTGCACCGCCATGACTTTTCATAAAGCCATGTCCGTGCTGGATCAAGACTTTTCTGTGATTATCATTGACGAAGCACCAATATTTCACAAGTCATTCTGGGTGCAATTCTCTACCGCTGGCTGCCCCATTATTCTGCTTGGAGATCCTTTGCAAATAACACACATTCAGTTCGTAAAAGGTGTCTATGGTAGGTCTGGGAAACTTGATCAGCGTTTACCTTTTGAGTATTCGCTCACTGAGTGTCAGACTGTCCCGCAAGATGCTTGCCGTGTGTTGGGCAGATCAGGATATGATGATTACAATGGTATCACAACTAAATCACCGATTAAGAAATCCATAAAGTTCTGTAGCTTCAAAGAGGCCATTAACAAGTACAAGAATCATTATTGGATGAGTTTCACGAGGAATTCCACCGAGTTCGTGCGCTCTAAACTGAAACGTGCTCTAGGTGACAAAGTGAGCACTGTGCACACAGCTCAGGGTCAACGAATTGACAGAGCCGTGCTCTATGTGACTGGAGACGCACTCCCACTGTTGTGTAACATGGAACATTGCAGGGTTGCCATCAGCAGGCACAAGACCGAGTTGGTTATTGTTGATGAAGGAGGCTATCTCAACAGATATCTCAAATTCGATGATACTGACCTTGGTGTGCTTGCTGATGTTGCTCGCATTCCAACTTTTGCACCCAATACACCTCAAGAACCAGCAGCAGTTATCAAGGAGGTGATGGAAGTTCCAAAGCCTAGCAATTGTTTGGATCCAGTAGCCATTGAGACAATTTTGGATATGATCACGCCTGCACCTACCAACGATGACGCATTAGTGCAGATCAATCATCCATTACCTGATGTGGACAGTGGAGTTTGGACAGCCGATAGAGGGCTTGAAAATGAAACACACACACAAAGGAGAAATCCAATTGCAGGAACTCGTTTCAGGGGACGTACCTATGAGAAAAATAATAGTCAAACCATCAGGGCTATGCTTGGTAGGTACGCATTACTCACGAAAGTGATTCCTGAAGAGCAGATACCAAATTGGCTTAACCGCTTAAAATTGGGCTTATCAAAATTCGTTGATATAGAAGCATTATCTGCGGAAACGAGAAAGAGCACGTTTGTGGAGAGAGTGAGTACCTCATTTCATGAATACCTAACAGCTTTGAAAGACAGAGATGTGGATCCTAGTAAGGCTTTTGATATTGACCTCACTGAAACCGATAGGCTTTCAGCAATCAGTTTCTTCAATAAAGCTCAGTTCAAGCATGACTTTGATCCAGATGCTATGGCTAAAGACAAGGTTGGGCAAGGTGTTTCACCATGGACAAAAACAATGAACGCTCTCATCTCAGCGTATGTTCGCTGCATCCACACATCGATGGAGGAGCATTCAAAAGAGCAGGTCTTATGGGCAAATGGTCAAGATGAGCATGAGTTCTCGAAACACATGCAGGTTTCTCTTGATTCTGCCGGCGTTAAACATGGGGATTATCAAACTGTTTGTAATGATTTTTCTCAATTCGACGCATCACAGAACAATCTCTCGTTGGCTCTTGATTGCTGGTTATTGGAACTTGGTGGCGCACCTGGATGGGTGCAACGAATGTACCATGCGCAAAGGTCTAGATGGAGGCTCAACGCACACAACATTGGAGGGGGTACTCTCGATGGTAGCTGGAAGAAGCATAGTGGTGAACCTGGGACTCTCACGTTCAATACATCTTTCAATATAGCTGCTATTGGGACTATTCTTGACTTTGACGTGTTGTATTGGGCTGGTTTCAAAGGTGATGACTCCATTGTTATGGCAAGTAATATAAGACCAGTCGAAGATTTTAATTACGTGACAACAGCAAATGGTTGGAATCTCAAATTGGAGTTTCCGGTTTGCCCCGAGTTTATCGGGTATTTCATCACTCCGTACGGATTCTTTCCTGACTTGCCACGTTATATCGCGAAATTGCACATGAAGTCATTTCATGATCGGAAGCATCTTGAGGAAGCACTTGTGTCTTTTTCTGGGCGCGTTGGTATCGTTAGGAACATGCAAGCGTGGAGTTATGGTTTAGCATATGTTGCTGAGCATTATGGGTTGCAATTATGCAATGTTGAGGCCTTATGGAACTATATGGCTGGTGCACACAATAACATCAAATCTTTCAAATTGTCTGGAGAAATCAGCCATCAAGAGAATAGAATACACGTTCTCCCTGCTGATTGTTAAATCGGTTTTTCGTAATATGTTTGAAAGTCTTTATTTATTACGCCATACCATTCAGGTAACCCTTCTTCACGCAACCAATGCCCCCGAAACAACGCCATAATAACAAGAAGCATTTAATCACCGGAACGCAGGTGAATATTGGTTCTGTACCCATTGGTGAAAATAGTAACAAGATGCATCCTATGCTTCATAAGAAAGGGAGAAAAGAGAGAGAGAAGAAACATATCAATCCAAAGCGTCCGCTTGCGCAGGTCACAGTTGTTGAATCAACATCCAAAGGCGCTCGGGTTAAAGTTTCCAGACCTTCCGATCAGCGCTTCAACATCCGCAGGAATGAGAGACAGAATCTTGAAAAGATCATGGGTCCACTTGGATTCCAATTATTCAGATCTGTTTTGTCCCCAGCAGAATTCAAAGCGCCATGCGGTTGGATGGATGCTACCCAAGCAAAGACGATGATTCTGCGTAAAGTTGACCAAGGTATTCGCATTAAAGCTCTTGACTCGTATACTAGTGGTCGGTTTTCAGTATTGATGATGCAAGTTTCTAGCCCAGAAATCAGTTGTATTTCCTGGACCAGAGATGGGCTTGTTAATTCTGATACCCAGATGCCATGGGATCAAACATCAACAGGATGGAGTAGTCCGACAATTCACTATTGGGCTGATGTCGTTCACCAAGTGTACGATGAAACCAATAATCAATATGCTTTTGGTGATGTGAATATGCCAAAGATCGGAGCTGCTGCTCCCCTTGCGGCCGCTGATCCAACCTCTGTCTATAAACTCCCAATAATGGTTACAGATTGGAGAACGCACTTCAAACAAACTCGATTCCTCGGAGGGTCCATCACAGGTCATCTTGATGCACAAGCAATCACAAATGAAGGTATTGTGTACCAATCACGTATGCCTGATGCGCCTCAGTGCAGAACTATTCGTGCTGACCTCCTCGGATTCAAGGATGCCGCTGATAATCAAGTTTTTCGATGGGAAGGCCCAATGAATGTGTATCAGTCAATGCCATCTGACTTCGGTCAAATGTTGGCCCTATCTGATACATATCATACTAGAGCTGCACTTGATGGGAATTATACGATCATGCAGTTGAAAGATGCAGAATTGAAGCTCGATGACACTCAAACTTGTCGTGCCCTTCTATCTTTCTCACCAGCAAGAACTGACGCTGATGAAACTCTTGAGGATATTCCACTCGCGGAGACTGCATTGATTGGTGGCACTTCTTATCAGGTTCCAGTTGCTCCCCTGATTGATACTCACTGGGCGCCATCTCTGATTTTGTATAACGGTATCGACAAACAAGCAGCGGTCACTTTCAAAGTCGTAGCCAATCTTGAAGCGACACCATCTCCGAATAGCACTTTTGCATATTGCAGTAGCCCATCTCCGCCTAAGAATGTTGCATTCTTGGAATCCATGAATGCGGCTGCAACTCTGGTACCTGATGGTGCACCCGCTAGTGCAAATGATTTTCTCGACACCCTCAAAGCTATAGGTGCTGAACTCTGGTCTGTACTCAAAGGGGTTCTGCCCGGGTTGATTCTCAAAGGAGTGGCAATGTTATAGAAGATAAAATAAATTGTGTTGAAATTCAATCACATAATATATTTGAAACACTTTTCTTTTCAATGCCTCTCAGGACGTGCCCTTATTGCAAAGTTTCAGTAAATGTTTCAAACAAATACACTTTGCGATCACATATTGAGATCTACCATCCCACCGAAGCCAAGAAGATGTACACATCTTGTAGCTGCCCCCCAAAAGCCACTGCTTCCACCTTGGTTTCTGCATCTTATGCACAAACGCCAACATCTTCACCAACGCCGAAGGAGACGTTTCCCTTGGCACAGGAATCACTATATGTCCACCCGAGAGCACGCAATGAGAATGACTCACATGCAGCGTTCTTTGCGCAAAGTTTCTCGATCCCACCTCACCCTGACTCCTTTCATGCGTCGTCCAACAAATTCTTTGTTGCTACACCTGGCTATGTTCCCTCTCATGTCCGCGATAGTGGATGTGGATTCGAAGGACCAGTCGTCGCAACTTATGAACGACCTTTCAAAACTATTGTCTCAGACTCATCTCTGAAGTTTGTGATGAAATCCAATGAATTTCGTTTCAATGTTCCAGAAATGGATGCATTGTCACGCTTCATTGAACAGTTCATCACCTATTCTTGACCAGTTATGTCATCTGGATACAAAAGGCACAGACATTAAGGACCTCATAACCTTAGTGTCTTAATGGAGTTTACACGTTCTCCAAGTAATGCAAAACGTATATCATCAGCCGACTGGGCTCTCATAATCCAGTCGCCTTATCGGGAGTTTACACGTTCTCCTTGTAATGCAAAACGTATATCACAATTTCAATAACATGCCTGGCGGGTGCGTGCAAACGCGTGTGGAGGTCCACACTTGGTTCTTATAAAGC